TTGTTCGTTAGTTGCAACATCATCGTGAACTGATAAAACTGCCACAACAATATTATCATCATTTAATTTTGTAAAACTTGCCATTATGCTGTGTAGCTCCCAGTGCCTGTAAATTTTAAAACTGTATTTGCACCATCTGTTGAAACTGTTGGAGAACCAGTTACTGTTCCTGTATAAATTGCAGTTGCCATTCTTAAAACTACAATACCTTTACCTCCACCTCCGCCGTCTCCTCCGCCACCACCGCCGACAGAAAATGATCTTCCACCTCCGCCACCACCAGTATTGGCAGTTGCATCACAGAATCCATCATCACGATTTGCGTAAGCACCACCTTTTCCGCCACCACCTTGTGTTCTTCCATGATTAACAGCATCATCATCATTTCCATTAACAGCTTGATTACTTTCAGCAGCTCCTCCGCCGCCTCCAGCGTAGTAAACATCTGTTCCATCTTCTACAATATCGTTTGCAAGACCAATTCCGCCATTTCCACCTCTTGCGGATGTACCAGTTTGACCAACAGCACCAGCTCCTCCTCCGCCACCAGCTCCATAAACCCCACCAGTTCCAGCAGAATCACTTCTTGCTCCTCCAGCGTTTCCGGTTCCTCCTCCAGAAGCAGAACCTCCAGTTCGGTTTATGTTTGTAGATCCACCGCCTCCTCCTCCTGAGCCACCTGATCTTCCATTAGTATTTCCTTTTGCACCTCCACCGCCACCATCAGAAGTAAGTGTTGTAATTCCAGTTCCAGATAAAACGCTGTCGCTTCCATCAGCTCCAGGATGTGATTCTGCATCTTCAGCAGCTCCACCATCACCAACTGTAACAGTATATTCTGCTCCAGAAGTTAAAGTTAAAGCTGTTGCAGCTCTATATCCTCCGGCTCCTCCTCCAGCTCCAGCAGCTTTTCCTCCAGCACCGCCTCCGCCGACAATTAAATATTCTACTTCAAGGGGTAATGAAGCTGCAACGCCTGATCCAAATCCTAAATTTCTATATCCAAACATAATTTAATCCCTTTACTCATCGTTAGCAGCATCAGTTGTAAAAAATATTTTAATACCATGTAATCTCATGTCTCCTGCCATATCATCATTACCATCAGATACATCTCTACCCACTCTAAAATAACAAAGATCATTATCTGCTGCAGTTCCTGCAATTGTAACTGCACCACTTTCAGCAGTAACTAATAATTCTTCAACAGCACTTTGTGCATCATCGGTAACAACTACAGCTGTTCCATAAGCAACATCAATAGTTTCATTATCATTCATTGCAACACCTTGTAATGATATGGCAACACCTGTCGTAGCCGCTAAACCAGACCAAAAACATTGAAAAGTAATTGTACCTAAATTCCATGATTTAGGGAACGCTATAGCAAATTGAGCAAACTCATCACTATCTTTATCAAAATCTAAAACTTCCATATCAGGTCTACCAGATGTTGTTTCAACTGTTGCTCTTGCAGCACCATTTGAGGTAGTTGGTGTCATAGCATTTGAAGGAACCCAAATAGTTTCTTTACCCGCTTCTTTTAATGTTCCAACTCCATCTAATTTATTTAATTCTGCAGCTGTTGATGTAACGTTAGTTCCACCAATATCTAAAGTTGTCATTTGAACTTCGCCTGCAACAGTTAATATAGCTGAACCTAAAGTTAATAAATCAGTATCACCTCCGCCACCTATTGTACCACCACTTTTAATTACAAGGTCATCTTTAACTGTAAGAAGTCCAGCAGAAGAAAGTGTTAATGCATCATTAGTTGAGGCAACACCAATAGTACCACCATCTTTAATCATTAAGTCATCTGCAATAGTTAATAGTCCAGCTGAACTTAAAGTCATTTTTGAAGATGCAGCTTCACTTGCTCCAGTATGGAATTCTAATGTTGTAGCATTATTAGAAGAACTAAAGTCTCCTTCTGCAACTGCTTGAATTGCAGCAGCTATTAAAATAGCATCTGTTCCAGTTCCTTCATCAGGAGCTTGGAATCTAATAGCACCCATAACATCATTTGCTGCCATGTCTGTTTCACCAGTTTGTAATGTTAATACAATTGGTTTATCATCAGCTGTAGCTGCATGTTTTAATTTTAATCCAACATCAGCATCATGTGTTAGTGTAATATCTTGGTCATTACCAAATTGAATTGTACCAGCATCTGCTAAAAATAAATCAGAAAATTCTTTAGATGCAGAACCTAAAGTTGTTCCATCTGCAGAAGTAGGTAATATAGATGTTCCAAAAGTACCTGTGTTAATAACAGGGCTAGTTAATGTTTTGTTTGTAAGTGTATCTGTTGAAACCAAAGATACTAAAGTTGAACTAGAACCAGCTGGTAAAGTTAAAGTATTTGTAACAGCAGCCGAGTGAGGTTGTGCAATTACAATTTGTCCGTGGGAATTACTTTCGCAATTAAATTGAATAGCACCTGAATTAGTATCACCTAAAACAGTTACATGTCCTGTACCTTTTGCACTTATATTAAAATCAATATTAGAGTCACCACCAGTAGCTTTTATTGATGGTGGATTACCTGTTGCAGCATTTGTTACATCAAATTGATTAACTGCAGAACCTGTTGTTTGAAATATAATTTGTTCGTTACCATTTTCATCTGCAATAAAATGTGCATCATCAATTAAAATGTTTGCAGAATTAGTATCTAAATCACCACCTAATTGAGGCGAAGTATCTTCTACTATATCTGATATTGCACCTGATGTAGCAAGTCCTGCTACAATAGCTGATCGTGCAATTTTTTTAAGTCCACCACCTGAAGTATCTACTGCTATAAAAACATCATCATTTGCTACTGTAGATATTTCTGATAAACTACCTGCTGCTATTGAGTTAAAATTTGTGCCATCTGCAACTAATAAATTACCTGCAGTGTTTGTACCCATAGTAATATCATCGCCTGATACTGTAAGATCTCCTGATATAGTTAAATTACCACCAGAAGATAATGACATTTTTTCTGAAGCTGCTTCACTAGCACCTGTTTTAAAACTTAGTTTTGTTGCATTTGAAGAAGAACTAAAATCACCTTCTGATACTGCTTCAATACCAGCTGCAACTAATATTGCATCTGTTCCTGTACCCTCATCTGGTGCTTGAAAATCTATTTTACCAATTACATCATTTGCTGCAATATCTGTTTCACCTGTTTGTAAAGTAAGTGATACTGGTTTATCATCAGCAGTTGCTGTATGTTTTAAAGTTAATCCTGTATCAGCAACGTGTGTAACAGTAATCTCACTGTCAGCACCAAAAGCAAGAACAGCGCTGTCTGAATCTAATTTTAAATCATTACTAACTAAAACAGCAGTAGAAGCAGTTAAATCAATTGTTGCTTCTCCAGCGATAGTCATAACACCATCTGAAGATTGATTAATAAAAGTTGCTGTATCTCCAAAAGTTAATTTATTAGTGGAATTTAATGTTAGCCCCGTGCCATCTGTATGAGTTAAAGTTGTATCTTGATCTGCACCAAATTTAATAACTGAACTATCTGCTAAAAATAAATCTGAAAATTCTAAAGCTGCAGTTCCTAAAGTCATTCCATCTGCTGATGAAGGAGAAACAGCAGCTGCTGTTATTCTAACTCTATCCGTTCCACCAACTTTAATATCTATTTGATCATCTGTGTCTGCTGTTAAACTTGTATCACCGTCAGCATCTAAAATTAATTCTTTTCCATCTAAATCAGTTCCTCCACTAAATCCTGCATCAACAAGATTTGTTCCATCTGAGTATAATAATTTTGTAGTTTTTTCTGATACCCCAAAAGTAATTCCTGTTCCTGATACTGTTTTAAATTGAACAGTGTATGCACCTGATGTGCCGTTTGTAACAATGTAAACTTTTTCTATTGAGTCTGGTACAGTTACAATAGAGTTACCTGATATTGTACCCGTTAATTTTATAACAGCGTGTCTTGCAACAGATGTTGATTCAGTTGAATCACCATCTGTAATAGCTAGTGTTGTTGTACCACCACTAGTTACTGCTTGCTCTACATAACCAGCAATTGCTTTTTCTACTATTTCTAAATTGGTATTAGTTTTATCTCCCCATGTACCGGCGTTTTCGCCAGTTGCCATTTTTTCTATACCAAGATCTGTAAATGATGATGCCATAATTTAATTGCTTAAGGTGTTGGAGAATTAACAGGTATTCTGATAGTACCATCAGCGTAGTCGTCTCTTTTTCTACTACCTAATTGTTCTCCTCCAAATTTTTCTACTTCTTGTTTATATTTTTGTTCGTACAGTTGTAACATATCTGCTGGACCTTTTAAATAGCCATATGCTTCTACCAAAGAGGCGTATAATAAACCATTTGGAAAGTTAAGGCTAATAAAATTAGTTTCATTACTAGATGCTTCTAGTTTTGTTGGAATAGCATTGTAGTGAATTTTATATACATAAGTTGTATCTGGTATAGGTGACAATAAAATTGCACCAGAAGTTGTGTTGGTATTACCAGTTGCACCACCTTGCATAGCATAATATTTAGGTTTTCCGGCAGCTCTTGCTCCGTTAAACTCATCTAAAAATGTCATATCTTTTTTTTCTAACCATATAGGATTAGTTAATGTTGATGTTCCATCTGCAACTTGCACACCTCTTACAATTAAAGCTCCTGCTGGAACGTTAGCGTGTTCTTGATTAGCTACAAAATTATCTTGCGCTGATTTTCTGTATGCATCAATTGGTACATCTCGATAGATTCTATACTCTGCATTTAAAACTAAATTTTCAATAACAGAATCGGATAGCACGGTGCTAGAGACTTCTGTATAGTTTCTAATATTTGTTCTAAGATCTGAAAAACTAATTCCTGCCATTATGCTGTTAGAGTTGCCGGACCTGCCGAGCAATTCTCTCCTCCTCCTGATACTCCTCCACTTGTAGCAGTGTTTGTGTCTACAGTAAAGTGATAGAAATTATCTGTTTGTGTTATGGTACCACTTGAATCTCTTTTGCCAACTGTAATCGAGTAGCCAGCAGATTTTGCAACATTAGCTCCTGTAATACCATCAAAATTTTTTGGATTATTAAATGTAGCAGACGTTGAAAGTGTACCTCTAAATCTAACCGTATCACTTGTTGATCTACCGTGAGCAAATTCTGATACATTAATTATTCCAGATGAAGCTGCAATTGTTTCAAAAGGATTGGGTCCTAATATTGCAATAACTTCATTTTCAGTTCTGTCTGGTCTTGCATTCATTAAACCTTGTTCTTCTCCATGTTTAGCTCTAATCTCTAATTGTGGATGTTTAGATTCAAATTCTGATCTATGTACAAAAGAACCATTCCATTCTCTCATCATCTCATTATATGGAAATTCCATACCTGATCTATCTGATATTGCTTTTGCGTATTTTCCTCTTGCCATTATGTTCCTGGGTAATAAACTTTTGGTGTTATGTGAACACTAGTAGAAGAACCATCTTCTGATAATGCTCTAGCTAATTCATCTTCATAATATAATTTCATTTGTTGAACTAACTGTGGGTTAAATTTTTGTGCTAAGTAAAAAGCTAGACCTGATACCATACACGGTACAAATCTAAATGGAACATCCGTTGCGTCTGTATAAGTTGTATCTGCATCTTGAATTTTTTTTACATAATAAAAATGTAAATCTTTAGATGCATTAGATGAATCTGCAGTTGGATAAACTGTTATTGTAGTTTTATCTACAAATCTTTGTACAAAATATTTTGATGGTGTTCCTTTAGATAATTTATTTGATAATGCAGAATAAGTTGATCTGTCAATTTTTGTTAAAGCAGAATCTGCTTGATCTGATGCAGTTCTGTCTGTTCTTAAAGTTGCCTCAAGAACATCTGCAACTCCATAAACATCTGCTGTTGCACTCGTACTAGAACTTGTACCATCACCGGTTGATCTAAAAAAATTATACTCAGCTTGACCTTCAATTAAATCAATATTTGATTCAGCTACTTCCCAATAGTGCAAACCTCTGTTGCCCCATTCTTGAAACATTATATTTAAAGAACGTCTTGCTGTTTTTAGTTGATATCCAGAAGTTACCTGTGAACCTATACGTTCGTAAGCTTCTGCAATAATTTCGTCTACTGCAAAAGTTTTGTCAAAAGTAACTGTGCCTGACGTTGTGTTGGCCATAAGTTACCTCCCTAGTATACTTTAATCCACTCGCAAGTAATAGTCGCAGTATCACCTGCTGAACATGCTGGTAGAGTTACTTTAACATCTCCTGTCACACCTGAAGCTTCGTTATTTTTTACACCACCTATAGAACTGTAATCAAAATAACCACTTTGTTCTAAGGTTAAAAAAGTTGCATCAGTTGTTGCATCCCAAAGCATTCTTAATGAATCTACTTTAGCTGTCATTGAAACACTATACCAAAGTTTATTTAATCTAACTCTAGTACAAGTATCACCGCTTGGGCTCGTACCTAATGCTGAAACATCAACAATAGTTGTTGTGCCACCTGCGTTATCTGAAACGTTATTATAGTGTGTTATTAGTTTTTTATCGCCATCAAAAATTGTTTGATTTAATACTACATCTGCCATTTTTTATTCTCCTTTATCTAGGGGTGAAGTCATTACACTTCACCCAAAGAGTTAATTTGTTATTAGTTGTTAGCTGTTGTAACTGCGATAGTTCCACCACTAGTTCTAATCATTATTTTTACAGCCATGCTGTCTGTGT